ACCGCTTGCTGTTGTATATGTTGTTGCGTTTGTTAATGCACCAGCTGCATAAGTTACTACTGTACCAGTAGCTGTTACACCGTTAGCAAGAGTTGGAGCTGAAAATGTTGCTTGTGATGTTGAACCATTAGTAAAACCTGTTGAATTGTTTGTACCGCCAAGTGTAACACTTGCTACACTTTCACCGCCAATACCAGCATCTGCTGAAGTATCTGTACCTGTGGCACCTAAGTTACGGTTACCAAAATATTTTTTATTTGTGGGACGTCCCATTTTGTTTTCTCCTTTAAGAAATAACGGCGTTCTAGGCCGTACGCGGTTGGATTTCCGCATAAAATCCACCCCATGTGGATCGTACTATGTATTTATGCGTAGGTGATTCTTATGCCTAGTTGGTCTAAATAGGCTAGATCCCTGTGTGGATAGATTTGATTGCTTCGAAAGCTGACAACAATACCAAACGATGGATCTGTCACATCAACTGTTGAAAAATCCACTCCCCATAGATCTGTTTGGCTTCCATAGACGCTGTAATCGCCTACAGGATTCAATGGTGTAGTATAGTCTCCAGTGTACATGTCACTTTGTACAGGATTTATCGTGCTGGCACGATTGTCCCCGATCAGTTCTCCATTATAGGTCAACTGTATTACTAAATCTTCAATTCGTGCATTACGTCTGATACCTAACTCAAACTCAACTCCTGCTACTGCGGCATTGGTAGGTATGTTAAGACCAGTACACCACAGTTGACTTGTATTACTAAGGAATTTTTCCATCCACAATCCACTAATAGTATAAAGTGACTTACTGCTGGTCGCTTGATTTTCAGGAGTAATAGGAGCAGAATAGTTCCAATCGATGCTGGGAATACCTGTTATTTCATTAGGTATAGTTTGTTGTGTAATAGTAGTTGGAGTATAAAACGCTGTTGTCATCATATATTTAACCAAACAAAAAGGGTTCCGAAGAACCCTTTTGTTTTTATAACAACTTCTAAAGGTTGATTAACTGAATTTAACGTTTGCGTTAGTGATGTTAACTAGACCTAGGTAGTCAGCAGCGTTACCTAGAGAAGAAGCTGTGTTGCTCAACTCTACATAACCATAACGTGTCATGAAACTAACTACTGGTTCGAATGTTGATGGATCCAATACAACACCGCTTGACATCAATGGGATGTATGGGCAGTAGAATGCAGGAGCATCTGATTCGCTAGAACCTTTGTAACCGATCAAGATTGCCTTGTCGTCTGTGTCATAGCTGTTTACATAAATCTTCATTGCGCCATTCAATGTACCAACAAACTTAGTGTTTGTAGGAGCTTCGAATGTGCCTTCTGTTGTACGAGCAAATGCGCTAGTAGTAGCAGATTGAAGAATTGTTAATGCAAATGGGCTAACAACAGCATAGTTACCAGCACCACGACGTGTACGCTGAGCGATCAAGTTGCTAACACGATTGATCTGAACAGCTAGAGCAGCGTGTTCGTCACCAACGAATGTAGCAGTACCTGAAACAGCAGCTTGGTCATAAGTCTGAGTAGCTGTGCCAGCTAAAGAACGTAGAGATGCAATGATCTCTTGGTCGATTTCAGCTGTGATTTCTTGTGCTAGAGCAGCCATTACTTCAGCTTCAACGTCGATACCTTGTTGAGCTTGAGCATCTTGAGCTGATTCAAATGTCCAACGAGCTGACAATTTACGTGTCTTCGCTTCAACAGTTTGTTTCAAGATTTGGATGCTTAGTCTGTTACCAGCTTGACCTTCTAAAGTAGCTGTTGAAGCTGCTTTAGATGTACCGTCAACTTGGTTACCAGAGTAACTAGCTGCAATTTTGAATGGGCTTAATGCCTCTTCACCAGCTAATACTGAAGCGCCACTTGATGTGTCTGCATAGCGAACACGTAAAGTGTGGATCTGACCAACTGGACCAGTCATTGGCTGTACGCCAACCAACTCGTTAGCAATAACGGTTGGCATAACACGACGGATTACTGGAAGAATCACGCGGTTTAGTGTTGCAACGTTACCAGCAGAAGTGGCACCAGCTGTTGGACTCTCTAGCAAATACTTGCGAGTATTTTCTAGTGTTACACCCATTACTGATTTTTTTGTGCCTTGTAAGCCTTCTAATAGGGCTTCCTTAGTTTCTGCCCAACGTCCGTTTAATAGTTCTGACATTTAAATTTCTCCTTAAAATTTTAGTCCAGCAAGTTTACGAATATCAACAATGTTGCTATCGGTCTCACTGCTATATTTGGTGTTGGAAATCTTATTTCCGGTTACTTCTTTAGCCTCTACTAGTGCCTGTTTCTTCTGCGGAGCCTTACCATTCAATACTGAAGGCAAGTACTTTTCAAAACTTTCGTTTAGACGTTCTGTTTTCACAGACTCCATTAGTTCGCCCATGATTTCTCTTTGTTCCTTGTTTAGAGGATTTAAAAGTTCGTCCATGATTGCTTTTCTTTCTTGACTCTCTTTAAGAGTACGGATCTCAGATTCTTTACTTTCTAGGATTTGTTCAGCTTTGACCACTGCCTCAGCAGCTTCCTTCATTGCCAAATCTTTCAAGTCTATAACTTTGAGTAATTTTGCTGTTTCCGATTTTTCATTTAGGTAGCTGGTTTGATATTCAGCAGCAAAAGCTTCGAATAACTTACGGCCAAAATCTTGACGACGAGCTGCTTCAATGTCTTCTTTCAATGATGTCATTTCGGAACGTAGTCCTTCTGACACTACTGATTCAACCATCTTAGCTGCACGTTGTACAAACTCTTGTTTTACCTTCTTGATTTCTTCGCGGCCTTCACGAACTAAACGAACTTTAGTTTCTGCAAGGTCACGTTTGTCTTGTGTGAACTCTGTAATTTCTTGAGCTAGAGCCTCAACTACGAATTGTTCTAGTTTACCAAACTTATCAGCCATTTGAACTTGATCTTCGTGCAACTCTTTAACTTCTGAAGCTAACTGGCGTGTAACGAATTCATTCATTACAGCAGCATTTGTCTTCATAGCCTTAGCATACTTAACTTTCATTTCTGCTAATTGGTTGCGGTCATCTGCAAATTCAACGATTTCAGCACTTAACTGCTCAGAGATCATACGATCTACTGCTTCAATCATAGTGTTTTTATCATGCTCATATTTTTGTGCAAACTCTTCACGTAATTGTTGAGTAGCAGCTTCTTTAGCCTCAGTAATGCGGGCTTCGAACGCTTGCTCAATTGACTCTTTGATCTCTTCAGAAATCACATTGTTTTCAAATAACGATTTTAGTGCATCCAACATATGATTCTCCTTGTTATTGGAGTTTGCTTATTATATTCAATAAGCTCTCTTTGAGATATTTCTGTGCTTTAGGATCACCTTTAACCTCTTGCGCTATGCGTAAGGCACTTAATCCTCCCTTATTATTCATAAGGTGTTCATAAATTGGTGTTGGGTATGCTCCTGGAGCACTAGGTTGAGCCACCATATCTACTGTGATGATCTCAAAATCTGATACTTCACCGGATCCGTCATCTCTGACATTTCCGGATCCGCGACTTGAAACGCCTAACTTGACTCCGCTTTCCAGCATTGTGCGTATTAGTTGTCCCATAGGGGTTGGTAAAATTTTCAATTTACCGTAACCATTAGGACCGTCCATCCACATATTAACTATCATGTGGGACACACGGTCCAGGTTAATTTTTAGATCATCTGGATGATCCACTTCTCCGAGAACTGAATAACCGTTTTGAATCTGATCATTAAGGGTTTTGACAGCCTTGCCAATCTCTCCAACAGGATAAACACGCTGGTTAGCGTTGCGTATACCGCCCTGGATGCAAATCCCGGACATATACAAGTTTTTCCCATCTTTATCATCAGATTCAACGATCATTTTTGCTTCGTTGAAACTGAGATTCTCTCGGAGGTATAAAGACATATTTTTAGTTTAGTCTCTTTTTATTTCTTTAATGGCTTTAAAGTACTTACTTTGTTATCAGCAGTTTCTTTTGCACCAGCTTTCTCAGCACCGTGGCCAGGTTCTTTCTTCTTGAACGCTGACTTACCTGCATCACTACCTGGACGGTTGTGTACATTTAGACCAGCTGTTAAGTCACCTGCTTTAGGTTTGGCTAAACCGCCTTCTGTGCCGCCTTTCTCTGTTGAAAAACTTTGAGCGATATTAGCTGCTGTACCACCCATGTTGTTTTCACCAGCTACTGTTGACTTAGTGTTAGCACCGTTGTCACCGTGTTGAGGGTTACCAACTTTGTTAACATATTCCATCATGTGCTGTAGTTCGTCCATTGGCTCTTCTTCAGCATCCATATCAGCTTCGATATCGTGCATTGGCATGCCGTCACCATGGATTCCTGGCTCTTGCTCTTCTTCATGCTCTTCGCCAGCTAATAATTGTTCAAATTCAGCTTTAAGGTCTTCTAAGGCATCTTCAAGGTCCATTACGCGATCTTCAATATCTTCACCGCTTTCTTCTTCCTCTCCACCTTCTTCTTCACCTTCTTCTTCTTCGCCTTCTTCTTCACCGCCTTCTTCTTCTTCGCCTTCTTCTTCTTCTTCGCCTTCTTCTTCTTCGGCGGCAGGTGCGTTGTCTGTAGTCTCTTCTTCCTCTGCTTCCTCATTCTTTTGATAAGGATTTCCGGAATCTTGACTAAAGTCAGACTCTAATAATTCTTCGTAAATTTCACGTGATTTTCCAACAACGATGTTGTGGAATATTTCTTTTGCTGCATCTTGATCGTCGTTGATCAGTGCTTCTAGCATGGCTTCAAATTGAGCGCGGTCAGTCATGTTAATTCTCCTGTGGTTTGATATGATACAAGGCTGTAATATATTTACACTATTGTTAAAAAATAGTGTACTTATATAGCAAAATTAGTCTTTTTTGACAAATTTTTGTCTATTGTGGGGCAGGCGGAGGCACAGCGTACATTGAATGTATAAATGCTAGTTCATTTTCCTGTTCTAAAATGTGGGCTTCACTGCTTTTTCTTAATTCGTTTATTTGACCTAGAGTTAATCTAGTCTTGCGTGTATCGGTTCTGTGCATTTGAGAATCGTCACGAGAAGCGTCGTAGCGTAGATCATTAGCTACATTACGTGTATCTGCATCGATGTAAAACAATTCTCTCAATATCATGTAGATATTTATGCTACTGGTGTTGGAGGTTGGCCTGCTGGAGCTGCGGCTGCACCGCCTCCTATGCCTGCTTCAGGATTTGATTCAAGATCGTTAACAATATCTTCAGGTGCTGACATATCGCTAGCGTCTGCCATATCGGCATCCATACCTGCTGCTGATAATCCTGCTGAACGTAGTTCGCCAGCAGCATCGGTGTTATTAGGTTGACCTTTGCCGTTTTCTTCTGCCCATAGACGTTCGTTTTCTGCTACTTCTTCGTCGGTTAATCCTAAGAAACGTTTGGCGGCAAAGCGTTTACTCATGTAAGGAACTGCTTGAATTGTATTAAATGTGTTAATACGCTCTGCATCAATGGTTGCTTGACGACTACTTGCAAAGTTCATTGGCGGATTAAACTGTAATTCAAATAGATTACTGTCAATGTTCATGCCTTTTGAGTACATAAACATCTTGAATTCTTGGTCAAATACTTCAGTAAGCATAGACTGCAGGCGTTCACAGTACTTGTTAAAACGCAATTCTTGAATATATGCTGTACCTACACGACCATCATTAAAACTTGCTTGACTATCTTCTTGTCCTGTGGGCAAATAGCTTGAAGGAATACGTAAGCCACGGAATAGTTTGTTGGTAAAGTAGCGTAGGTCGTCAATTTCACCAATGTTTTTACCGCCTTCTAGGATCTTAACATCTGAACCTTTACCATCTGCTGTCTTAGGGAAGTAGTAGTCTTCATTAATACTCAACGGATTGTACGCACTGTCTATAACATTCTGTCCACCACCAGTTTGCGATGGAATGCGACGTTGATGTATTTCATTTTTAACACGTTCTACGAATGCCATAGCAAGGTGGCTGGGCATATTACCTACGTCAATACTGAATACTCTGCGCTCTGGAGCACGTTGTATACGATAGATTAGAATAGCATCTTCTAATAGTTCTTTCTGTTTGTAGACTTTG